CAAGACCACTACGAGGTAAGATTACCGCTGCGACATTATCGTCATTGATGTTGATGGCAATTCCTGTAGGAATCAATGCTGTTTCGCCTAAGTCCAGCTTGATTGCTTTAGTGATGTTGGCGCGTAAATCCACAGCCGCTGCGCCAGATGTTTCGTAAGCAGGCAGTATTACTTTTTCGTCTAACTTCTTAATTTCAATTTTCATTTTGTTTCCTTTAATTTGAACTTGTTTTGTTGTTTGTCTGTCATTCCACATCAGCAATAATTCTTCAAACCAATCCTCATCACAAACGTGGACATTTGACATAATGTCATTGAGTTGATATTCGTTTAATAAACCCATAATCTTTTACCTATTAGCATCGGAAAATTGTTCCGCAAAACTTTGTGGGCATAATGAACGTAAACTCATATCATCATGAACTAAATCCGCAAACTTTAAAAACTCTGGTATGTCATATAAGGCTGATTTATGTAGAAAAGCTAAAGAAGGCTTACCTCGGTTTGGTCTAACGTATAGTTTGTCATTCTTTTCCACAGTATCCCAAGTATATAACTTTTTCGGTACGTTAAATTCACCCCACAGTGCAGTCTTTTTAGTCCAAGGAGAACCATATTCATACGGCTGATAAACTAATTTTGGCGCACCTAAAAACTCTTTAAGCCTACCTGTGGCAGGGTTTTCTATTACCCAAAACACAGGGTTACATTGCTTTATAATTCTAAGGCAGTGGTTTACTAAAAACATTCCTTCTTCAACATCGCCATCGCCTAAGTTATTTGCCCATTTAGCAAAAGAAAACTCAGTGCAAACAGGATTGGCAATTACACCATAAACATTTTCTGGCGGGTTGTAATTTTCAACACCTATATCTTTACCTATTTTTATAACTTCATAGTCATTGTGATTAGCATAAAACCAGCTATCACTACCGATGTCAGCACAAAGATGCAGTATTATTTTTTTCATTTTCTACTCCAATGCCGTGTTCTTTTTCTATTGCCCTGACAAACTTAAAATACGGGCTGTTATCAATGTAACCGTACTCGTTTAAAAAGCCGTAGACAGAACCAACATCCTCTTTAACATGGTCAAGAGTGAATCCTGCATTGTATCCAATGTTAAAAATTTCATCATCACTCAAAGGTTCACGTTTTAAATGCTGTTCAGCTTTTGCATAGCCTTTTTTGTATTCTTCTAATCGTTGCCGCATGGTTAGCTTTTCTTCGCTAGGTTGAGAAAGTAGATATCTAATATCAGAAACAAAACCAAAATCATACTCTACGTTGCTATCAAGAAATCTACATATTCTCATCAGTAATTCACGTTCTTTACTCATAACTCACCCACATTTAGAGTCACCACAATTAGTACAAGTCATGCACCCATCCATTAGTATCAGAGCTTTGACATTACATTTAGTGCAGAGTTGCATCTCAACACCTTTAGCTTCTTCTTTCTTAGCTTCTAAGTACGCTTGTTGATGCTCATCCACCTCAACTTTAATAACACCAATGCTTATTAAATGCTGTTCAATTACGCTACCAATCTCAGCCACTAGCGATGGCATATACACACCACCTTTTTTATAGTAACCACCTTTGGGGTCAAACACATTTTTAAGTTCTTCAACAAGAAACGTAGAGTCGCCACCTTTGCGCCACACAGCCGACACCAAGCGCGTTAATGCAAGTACCCACTGGAAATGCTCCATGTTCTTACTGTTAATAAACATCTCATAAGGATGACGCTCGTCACCGTTAAGAACCATGTCGTTAATCGTAATATACAAAGCGTGTTCGCTTTGTGGCGTTTTTACTTTGTACGTTGTACCCGTCAAATGCGGTGGTCGAGGAAAATTCTCGTGTATCATCTCAAATACCACTTTTTCTTCTGTCTTATCAACTACTTTGTAGCCTACAATTTTATGTTCAATTTTATTCATCTATTAAATCCTCAAGCACTTCCCCAATACAATCTAGCAGTACGCTAAGTCCTAGTAACAACTCACTTGCTAAGTACAACAAACAGCAAATAAGGAATACAGGGAACTTCAATATGTTTATTAATGTGTTCATCTTTGATGCCTTATATCATTAAATATAGCGCGTCTTGCTTTGCATCTATCACACTCCCGATAACCAAGTGATTGGTAAACTCGCCAATGGTCATGTTTGCAATTGGTAGCGTCTGGTAACGCTCGTATTGGCTCTACCCTTTGAACTTTGTCCATATAATCCTCATACATAAACCAATCAATCCTACATAAGCAACAAGTGCCACCCAGTCATGTAATGTCATTGTCATCCCCTTTAGTGTACTCAATCATGAAGCAGACTATAGTAATTCCAATTACAGTCCAGTATATTAATTCGCCCACTGTTCTTCCTCCTCAAGCGCTCTGAGCATCAACTTTAACTGCTCAATTTCTTTGAGTAGTTGAAGTTTAATCTTTCTCAGTTCTTTTTTGTTTTTTTGAGCCGCTTTAAGGCGACTTATACATTCGTCTTTGGTCATCTTATGCCTACCTGTAGTTCACCTTTTACATTGCGCTCCATCTCATAGACTGCATACATCTTGCCATCATGGATGATAAATTCGCCTGTTGTTACTTTAATCACTTCGTAGTAATGACGATGAAATGCTGAGTCAATACTCCAAGTTAAAATTACACCTAAACAAAATGAGGCAATAGCTACATATATCATGTCGTATTTCATATTAATCACCACAGTTTTTTATGTCGCCCACGGGGGGATAAATAAGTATTTACTAATGAGAACGCTTTTTCTAAATCAGATGTTGCCCACAGCCATGCTGTTTTACCTTGTTTACTAACACCTACGGGCAATACATTAAGCGCTATTAATTTACGTCTTAATGTTGCTTGCGACATTCCTGTTTTTTCTCGGAATTGTCTAATGGTCATGGAACTCATTATTCACCTCTAGCTTCAAGCATTGCATCTGCCATTACATAGGCTTCTCTTGCTATTTGACTGTCAGACCAAGTCATATTCGGATCAGACATATAGGCTTGCATTGCCTTTGCCGCAAAATAATCGCGCAATGTTATACCATGAAAAGTTGAAAGCGCAGTACCGCCATTATTTTTAATATCACTCATTGTACCGTCCCCGTTTTAACATCATTACATACTGCTGTGATTACTCTTGTTGGGCGCTTTGACATTTGGTATGCGCCAACTGCAAGATTCCACTCTTCACGAGCGTTTGTGCAAGCCGTCATGCTGTCGTAAGGGATTACACTTGTTGTGTAAGCAATCACTTCATGGGTGGTTACTTTACCGTGTTTATCAATAGTGGTTTCTGAGGTCAGAAACGATAGTGTCAATGTCAGAGTAGCTAATATAGTTCCCATAAACTGTTTCCTCGTTATTTATTTTTACAAAAAAGTTAATGTAGTCATCTTGGTAAGGTTGAAACCTACGCTTTTTATTGTTCTTAACTTTAGTTACGATACTTCTATGTGTTCGTTTTCTAAGTTCCCTTTTTTCATCGCTTTCCATTTTTATTCTCCAAGACTGCGGTTTTAAGCGCTCTACGCAGACGGGTGATTTCGTCTAATGCGCTGAAGTGCAAGTACGCCATACCCATAAACAAAATTATCATTAAGATATAGGCGATATTGCTGTTATCTAAAAAATCTAAACTTTCAATTATTACGTCCATTACCTGTGTCCTCAGCTATTACGTTTCTAGTGTTGCCGTATTACTTGCAAGTTCTTCACGAACACCCTCAAGCATTTCAACGCAATCATTAATTTGACTGTTAATTTTTCTAATAAATATTTCCCTATCTTCTAGTTTGTCAGTGCTACCGACTAAATACCCTACTGCCTCTACAAGCTCAAAGGTTAAATCACTAAGGGCTTCTTGTTGGTTATCATGTTCCAACGCAGTTGTTAGTAATTTTAAAATAACCTCATGATTATTAAACTTTCTTTGGTTCGACATATCTTGCTCCTAACATTTTTTTAAGTTGTTTTTCAGTATCAATCGCTCTTTGTTTATTGAACGCATCCCATTGGGAGTGTGTCCAATATTTACGCTCGTCATCTTCTTCCTCAGCATACCAATATGCGTCAGAAGTAAAATCTTCAAATACTCGCATTTATATAACCTCTTGATTGTGTTATACTCAATTTGCATTCCACTCCAACTGTTTGAAATGCGTTCATGTGTTAGACTCCTCGACTCTATTCCTACTGCCTGTTTATTCCTTTGGGGCAGTA